GTGCAACAGGATAAGGATTTGGTTTACTAGCTAAAGCTGCTTGTTGTTCTTTAGTACGAAAGCCACTTGTAATTGGCATATCTTTACCAAATTGCTTTTTATAAGCATCTTTTGCTTGTTGCAAACGATCAGCTAAGTCAGGATTTAACCCGCGCAAATCGGAGCTGACATCTGAATCCCATTGTTCGGCAAGTGTTGGCATTATTGAATCAACCCCAAACGGCGTGCACCGGCAATTTTCTTGCTAATTTCCGCTCTTTCAGCGGGTGACAATGATGCTTTATAAGCAGCCACATCTTTGGCACTCATGTCTTGATAAAGCCTAGAATCCATGTAAGGCAATATTTCATTGCGCTTTTTATCATATTCTATTGGATCATTCTTGTATGGTGCTAGATATTTAAATCTAACATTTTTCATGTTTTCAACACCAATTAATTGATCAGCAACATTTTTAATTGCTTGTTCATTCATCTTTTTGTTTGGTGATGCAATTTCCGCTATTTGGCGAGCCAAATCAGTATTACCACCAGCCATTTGTAATAAAGCACTATTTTTTGCTAATTCATCTGTGGCCGTCTTTGCTGCTTCTTCAAAAGGTATGCCAATTGAATTGAATATACCAGCAGCTAATTCTTTTCTTTGACCACCAACACCCGTAAATGCTTCGCTAGATAATTTTTTAATATTCTGGAATATTCCTTTGCGTTGTTGGCTTTGCAAAGAATCGTTATAAGTGTTTTTCCAATCATCAGCCGCGTTTGTAACTGATTGTTCTATTGGCGAGCTAACAGATGATGCTAAACCAGTAACCATTGGCTTAGACGCGCCTTGTGTACCAGGTTGTTGTCCACCGCCAGGCAATAAATACTTTGTCCCAACAGGCAAGCCATAAGGATTATTTGGTTCTGCAACGTATTCTGTTGTTGGTCCAGGTTGTTGGCCAAAAACTTGTGCTGGTCTATTAGGTTGGAATGGTGACTGTGGTAATAAAATATTTGCAGCACCAGTACTAATCGAAGTAGGCGTTTGATTGATTTGTGAAAATTGTTGTGTGTTTTGACCACGTTGCACAATATTACTTAATGCTTGACCTAATACTTCTGGTTTTTTGTCCATTAAATCAAATAATGGGCGCAAATGAGCTTCAACCGCTTGTGGTTTAATACCTCGTTGTTCAAGCCGTAAACGCGCTTCTAATAGTGCTTCTTTCGCTGAATCAACGCTATCAATATCACCTTTTTTTATTCCTTGAATTCTTTTATCGGTAATTAATGCGCCAAGTTCGTCATCCATGTGACCAGTTTGTTTTTCATTTAAATCATAGCGATTTTTCTCTGTTGCAATCTTTGATTGTTCTGCAAGTTGCTCTTGTTGTGTAATTGCCGGTTTTTCTGTGCCTAATTGTTGCCTAGACAAAGACTGTATACGTTCTATTTCAGGTTGTTGCGTTGCCTGTTGTCTTTCTAATTCAAGACGCGCTTTTTCCAATTGCAATGGGTTTAATTGAATGGATTGCTTATATTGTTGCAACTGTTGCATTGGTCCAATAATGTCACTTAATGACGTTGGCTGTGACGTTGCGTAATTAGTAAAAACTGGCATGATCTTTTCCTTATGTCAAAAGTAATGGTGCAGTTTTAGCAATGGTTTGCAACGTGTTGGCTTGATTTTGAGCGTTTGCGGTTGTAACACCTGCCTGTGATGCGGCCAATCCTGTTGTGATGTTTCCGTATGTGTTTGCAAGATTTGCACCAACTGAACCCAATTGATTCAAAGATGTCTGGCCAATACCCGCAACACCAGCCAAATTGTTATAAATGTTATTGCGCTGATTTTGGTAATTAGTAAACGCATTTTGATATGCGCCCTGAGCATAATTTTGTGCGTAAGTATTTAAACCTTGCAGAGTATTACCAGACAACAAACCACCACCAACGTTGGCAGCATTTTGTGCTTGGCCAAGTCCTTGCTGTAGTTGGAATTGATAATTCGGTGCTAACTGAGCGTTTAAGTCTTGGTTATTAAACTGATTCTGGAAATAAGGAAGATTGTTCGTTATGTCTTGTGCTGCTGGTGTTCCAAGATTCTGGAATGGTTGTTGCGCTGCAGCATATTGACTATAAAAATTACCGATTGTGTTTAACGCATTGTTGCCAGCCGCTGCTTGTGTTGCTCCTGCTTGTGTATTTGCGTTGTTTAATATGTTTTGCGATAACAGAGAACCGCCAATTGTTGCCCCTGCTGCTATTTGAGCCGCGGTTAAACCACCCGCCGCACCCGCCGCAGCACCACTTGCCGCACCACTTGCAGCACCACCCGCCGCGCCTCCAGCCGCGCCTGCTCCTGCTCCTGCGCCTGCTCCTGCTGCTGTTCCTGCGGCCGTTGATCCGGCTGTGCCTGCTGTTGTTCCGGCGGCTGTCCCAGCGGCTGTTCCTGCGCCAACATCAGCTAATGTTGTTCCTGTTCCGGCAGCGCCTATTGTTCCACCACCGATGAGCGTTCCTGCTCCGGCTGTTCCTAAACCGCTGATAGCGGTATCTGCTGTCCCCGCACCAATAGCGCCACTCCCTACGGATTGGCCAAGCAAGTCTGTACCCGCTATTGCATTACCTGCGGCCGTGCTTCCTAACGCACCAATTGCCGTGTCGGCAGTCCCTGAACCGATTGCGCCTGCTCCGACCGATTGCCCAAGCAAATCTGTTCCCGCAACGTCTGTTGCTCCAACAGCACCTAACAAATTTGCTCCTGCAAGTAACGCAATGCCCGGTGCGGCCGCGTTTGCTAGGGTATTTACACCACCGGCAAATCCACCCGCGCCCGCATTCACGCCCACGTTTAACACGTTTGCCGGTGTAACGGGAGGAATTGTGCCGTTTCCGTTCGGTTGAACGGCAACCTGAATCATTCCATTTCCACTAGGAATGTTAATACCAACGCCGTTTGTGCCTACTTGGACTTGATAATTGCCGGCAATCGGTGCTCCAGTTTGCGTGTTGATTAGGTTATAAGTGCCTGTGTCAGCATCGTAATTGACCGCAGCCGTGCCGTTTAACAATGATGAAGACAGTTCAGGATTGGCTTGTTGTGCTGTGCTGACTTGAGATGGAGCAGCCTGGCCATAACTTGTACCAACTGCACCTGATGCAGGTGACGCAACAAATTGAGGTGTAGAAATGTTAGATAATGAAGTTCCGCTTGGGGCAGGTGTTGGAGTAGGTGTTGGAGTCGGTGTAGGAGCAGCCACAGCTTGCACTTGGGCAGGCGTGACACTCATGCCAGTTGCTTGGTTTACCAGACTTGCGATAGTAGATGGATTAGTGATGCCAAAATTAGCAGCCGCCTGAACAATCGCTTGTTGACCGGCAGCAGAGCCTATATTGTTAGAAACAAACTGAGTCCAACCTGACGGCAACCCCGCCGCCGCATCAGCAACCGCATTATTGACTGTAGTAATGTCCATTTTTTCCCCTATACATTGTAATATGGCACTTTAAATGCCTTGCCATTTACAGTTATATTGATAAACCCTACAGGATTTGCCGGAAGCGTTGCCGATCCAGTTGTTGCCGTAGTGGCCGAGGAAAAGTTCAACAAATTCAAGAAGAATTGTTGCCATGCCCTGGTAGGCCGATTTGTGTTTTTATCTAAAAACTCTGCTTGTGGATAGGGTTGTAGTTGTGAGGTGTTGGTTGTAATACTCAATTTTCACCTCCAGTCATCTTCAGATTTGCCGAAACAATCACGGCTTTGATAGGATCGGTCACAACAACCTCAAACACTCTGTCCCTAGCCGTGCCCAATCTTCTCCAAATAGCACGATTTTGATATCTACCAATAGCCCCTATTGTAGTCCAATGTTCCTTGCTCCAGGTACTTCCACCATCATCTGACCACCTTAGCATGGCCTGTGGATTGGTTGTGGGGGTATTTGAATTGACTGCACTCTGGTTGCCCAAATAGATCGTCTGGGGCGCTGCAATCGTCAAAGTGGAGTTGGCAGCAATCGTGTAAGGCGAGGACAAAAAAGTCGCAGTATTTAAGGACAAACCATACTGGCCAACGCCTGGTTCAAACTGAATCTGTAGTTCATCAAAGAATTGACGTTGGAAATCAGCAACCAAGTGTGGTGCGCGTCTTAGCCTTCTGATATATTGGCCATCGTCTGTGTAGTTCAGCTTGTCCAGTTCGTAAATCTTACCATTGGCATAGTCACCTACCAGAACCATTCCCTGAAATACGGCGCAGCAGTTTCCTCTGTGTCTTTGATATTGGTTTTGATTCGTGTTATATAACCATTTATGCCAGAGGTTCGTGGCAACATCGTAGCACCAAGTGATGTTAAGAGTAGGAAACGAAATAACATAAACTTCATGGCCTTCTAGTTGGTAAGTCCATGCAATAGCATCGCTGATGTATTGATTCGCTAGTGTGTTCTCCACGGCATGGGTAGAAATCCTCTGCGGGATATAGCCCTTCATTTGCATGATTTGGCCTTGCCCGCGGTTGTTTCTAGACAAATAAGCAAACGAATCGCCTAGCCTAGAAACGCTGAATTGAGCAACAATACCATGCTGAGTTGATGTGCCTGGAATACGTTGGAATGGGAAAGGGAATAAACCCGCATCCACCCAAACCTCTGAACTGGCTTCACCCATCAAGTAAATTTCTCGATGGTCCACAATCAACGCTACCAGGTTGTCAGGCGATCCGTCTTTAGACCCAAACGACAATTGCTGAGATATGGGGCTTAAAGCATCTGAAGACCCAAATTGTTGGGTATTGGGGCGGTTGTAGACAAAGTAATTGTCAATGATATCCACCGAGTTTGCACCGCTGAATGCCCCATCTGACGCTGGTAAAACAGTAAAGTCCAACGCGTACATGGTTTCTAATGAAACCGCGGTGTTGCTAGACAATGTGTAATTGTTGTATCCACCCGATGGGGTCACAACGGCCGTGATAATGGTGTCCACAGGCACGCTAGTACCCTGAATCGTCTGGCCAAGGTACAAGGTTGACGTAGTGGCCAAATTTGCATTGGTAGAACCAGTCGTGATCAGTCCTGTAAAACTGATCGTTGTGGCACTATTCATCAAGGTTGCGCTGACAGTCTGGGATATATTGATTGTCCAAGTTGTGCCTGATCCGCTCAAAATAACTGTTTCTTGCGACACGCCAACGCCAAACAATACCTGACCCACAGCAATAGTACCGCTTTGCAAGTTGCTGACAGTTAAGGTTGTGCCAGATATTGAGCCGGTAAAGATGGCCGTGGTTGGGGTTGTGATTCGCCAAGAATAGCGGTAAGTGCCGTCTACGATATAGCAATACAAGCCGTTATCGGTAATCCCAACACGCCCAGAGGTTGAATTAAGAATGCCGACAATCTGGGGGGTTAGCGTGCTAGACAACACATAAACGTAAGCACCGCAGACTGCAATCATTTGATTACCGCCTGATAGCGTTCGCATTCCCCTGATTTCAGCACCAGCTGGCAACACAACTTGAGTGGTCAAGCCTGGCGTTGGATAAAGCGCAACTACCCCTCTTGATCCCTGTGGTAATGTAGGATCAATTTCTGGGATGAAGTTTATACACTCGCTCGCATCTTGGTAGATGGATTGAGCCGTATAACTTGCGCCTACAAAGCCAAAATCGGGCATTTAATCTTCCTTGTAAGATTTCATAGTCTTTTCTAATTAATCCGTCAACCTAAAGAATCAGCGCAAGAAACCTCCCGTAAGTATCCAACCAGCATCTTTTGCCCGACTCATTAGCAAAGCATCTGAGTATCTTGCACTTTGTACTGGTTTCATGTTTGTACGCTTTAACGTGCTTTTGCCCTGTGCTGCAAAGGCGTTAACCATCTGAATTTGAGTGGCGCTGGCCTTACCATACTGGGGCATCAAACGCTCTGCTAAACACCATTCTAGACAGCTCTCAAAGCCTTGTGGCAGCAACATTGTGTCATTGATTGAGGTGTATTGGCTGAACAATGTATCGGCAAAAATATGCATCTCGCCTTGGGCTGGGTTTGGCCAAACAAACAAATTACCAAGCGTTTCTGTGGGTTGGTAGTACAAAGCCTTTGGCCAAGGTCCGTTCAAAGTCTTCAGACCAATCATTTCATAGTCTTCAACGTTCAGAATGGCCACAGGATAGTCCAAACCGCCGTTCAGAATAGGAACACCGCTTTGTGATGTATTAATGCGTACAAAGGCCGAATTGATGCTAAGTGGGCGCTGATAGAAAGCGTTAATGGTTGTTGAGCTGACGTTCTGAGAAATGTTGAGTTGGTATGTACCAACCTCGTTCACGTTACCACCCGCACCAGTCAGAAAGCCAGTAATCTTAGTGCCGGTCTGAACACCAGTTCCTGTGATCGTCATTCCCAAAGAAATAGCACCTGACGTAATAGCAGATACTGTCAAAACGTTATTTGTAATCGACCCAGTAAACACCGAGCCGATTTCACCGCCTGGGCCAATCGTGTATTGGGTCTGACCAGGTGTTAATGTGTAAATGATTTCTGTCTTATAGAACACCATCATTTGCTCATTGGACCACTGGTCAATCATGCGGTTCATCATAATGAACGCATCTTGTGCAGCTTCAGGCGTTGGTGTCTCACCCGCAGCCAACGCGCCAATGTCTTTTAGAGCAGAAGTTATGATGTCAATCGGCGCAGTCATGGATTATCCTTTTATATTAGGAATGAATATTTGAGGTTTCCAAGGTGCTACGACCTTTTCTTTTGCCAATTCGTTGTGTTGCTCTAGGATTCTTCCTGATATCACAGGATTTCCATTAATGATTTCGTCTTCTTGTAACCAACTGATGACAAGTTCTTCTGTAACTGTGTCAAACGGCACATCTTGGTGTGGTTTTCTGAATGTCCAATTACCCTCAGATTCAACCAATTGCTCGTTTTCTACATGAGAAATATGGTACTTGACGGCCGTGATCACGCCATCTTGTGCTTCTATTTCGTCAATGCGCCATTTCATGCGGCAACCCAATTGGTTGTGGCTTCATCCCATATGTATCTTTTAGGCGCTTCTTCCGTGCCAACATCAGTTGGATATGGCACTGGTGAATCCCATAAGCAAGTGGATTCATTTAACAACCAAGATGCGTAGGGCTTGGGAGGTATGAAAGCATCTCGCCCAGCGTCATAGGTGTATCCAAGGCCAGCGTAATTGTTGCGAAATGGAGTGCCACCCAATGCGTGAACACCTCCATGCGTGTTGTAGCTAGTCTGTTTGTATACATCACCAGTGCGAGCAGACAATTCAGCCTCTTTGCCATTGTCCTCATCTCTGCCAACAGTGACAAATACTACTACGTTGTTTTCATCTAATTTTGCAAAGTGTGCCATATTTCCCTCTTAATTAAATGTGACTGTTTCTGAGCCAGTTGATGTAGCCGTGATGGTGTAAATGTTATAGCCAGATACTGCCGTGCTTAATGAATAAGTTACTCCACCAGAAAATGTTGCCGTATGTCCAGTTGGAATTTTAAGTATACAAATACCTGATCCACCAGAACCACCTGTACCATTTGATTCACCAGCTCCACCGCCACCACCACCAGTATTTGCAGTGCCATTTGTGCCATTAGACCCAACTGCGTTACCTGCACCGCCACCACCTACGCCACCCGCACCAGCTCCAAATTCAGTTCCAGCTCCTCCACCACCAGCATAAGGCGTTGATGTACCAGTTATAGAGGAATAAGTGCCAGCACCACCATTACCACCTTGCGAGCTATTTCCAGCAGAACCCGCTGCACTTGCACCACCGCCTCCACCGCCACCATAAGGTACGCCAGCCGTGTAAGATGCACCACCACCAAATCCTTGTCCTGATGTTCCTGATGAAGTACCTGAATATGAGGCATTACCACCATTACCACCACCAGAACCGCCATTTTGACCCGACAAACCAGCAGTAGCAGCATTACCATTACCGCCACCACCACCACCTACTGCACCTGTACTGCCGTTTGCAAATGTTCCAAAAATTGAATTTGATCCATTTGTGCCTGGTGCTACAGTAAAGTTTGCGAATGATTGACCTGGACCACCAGCACCAATAGTAATAGCATAGGCTGAGCTTGGCGTGACAATAGAAGTATTTGAACCTGACAACAAACCACCAGCACCTCCTCCACCGCCTCGATTAGCACCTCCACCGCCACCGCCAGCAGCAATCAACCAAGAAAGAATAAATCCAGCTTTAAACGTAACTGTTTCAGATGTTGTAGATGTAGCAGTTACTGTATATACATTATTGCTACCATTGGTTGATGATGTATAAGTTACACCACTAGAGAAAGTAGCAACATAAGTGTTGGGTATAGAAATAATGACTACACCAGAGCCGCCATTGCCTGATGTTCCTGTATATCCTCCACCAGAACCACCACCTGTGTTTGCAGTACCCGCAGTTGTATTTGCACCTCCTGTCGCACCAGCAGTTCCACCACCTGAGCCACCAGAGCCGCCAGCGCTACCCGCATTACCCGCACCACCACCACCACCAGCGTAAGTTACACTTGAACCAGTAATACTAGATGACAAACCATTGCCACCATTACCACCAATTAAAATTCCTGTTGCAACACTTGCACCAACAGCACCTGCACCGCCACCGCCACTTCCAGCATTAGCACCAGTAACTCCACCGCCACCATTGTTACCCTGTCCCGATGGAGTTGCAGTACCTCCAGCACCACTAGCCCAACCGCCACCGCCTGAACCACCATTTGCACCTGAAGTAACTCCAGTACCACTACCACCAGTACCGCCACCATAGGCAGTTATTGTTGATAAAACAGAATTAGATCCATTTGAGCCAACGCCATAATAATTACCACCACCAGCTCCACCGCCACCAACTGTGACTGTATAAGCTGTGTTTAGTGCAGCAGACAATGTGTTAGTCAAAAAACCACCCGCACCGCCTCCTCCGATTCCACCAGATGCACCACCACCTACTACCAAATAGGTAGCAGTAAGACCAGCTTTTTTAGAGCCAGTAAAGAAAAAGTCTAGTGCGCCAAACATTATGCAAACGCCTGTGCGTAAGTGCCGTACCAAACGCTATTGATACAGACAAAACTCAAAATATCCAATCCTGTGGATGCCGTAGTGGTAATTGTCGGAGCAGTACCGCCAGGCCATTTAACACCTGTAAACGTAGCAGTTCTTGATCCTGTGCCATCTTGAATTAATTTCAAAATAAACGATGTGCCTGACGTTGCAGTTGGCATGGTGAACGTGCAGTTACCAGTTAATGTATAACTCAGTACAGTTCCTGATGAAAGACTTAAAGTAACCGCGGTGCTTGAATTGGTCAAAGCTGGTGCGGTTTCTGTATAACCAGTAATCACGGGAGTAGTTAAGGTTGGGCTTGTGGCCAAAGCGACAACAGTTCCTGATCCGCTTGTTGTGTAACTTGTACCCCAAGCCGATCCTGTTGAGTTTGCAATACCAGCGCCAGGATAAACCTGAGAAGCTGCAGCCGATGATGTCCAAGTCGTGCCGTTGCTGGTCAATACATTACCAGTTGTTCCTGGTGCAACCACCTGAAACGCGCTAGTTCCGTTGCCTAATAAAACGTTATTGGCAGCAAATGTCGCAGCACCTGTACCGCCAACCGCGACTGTCAATGGTCCGTTGATCATTGAACTTGTGATTGTTGCGGTGTCACCAGTCGTTATAAAATTGCCGGTGACTGCTGGAATGGTGATGGTGTATGTACCAGCGGTATTTGAACCAGTTAACGTTACCGAACCGCCGCTATTGGCTTGGAATACTAGATTGGACATAAAATCTCCAGAATTTTAGACATTTTAAACGATTTGTTTAAATAAGTCTCCATGTTGATGATGATGGAATCGTCACAGAAACACCAGCAGCCAGGTTCAAAGGCGCTAAAGACAACGCATTTGAGTTTGCGGGAATAGAATAACTGCTAGATACTGTGTTTGAATTACTATGTATTCCATTGCTGCAATACATCTCAGGAGCATCCAGTTCACCACTACTGGGATTATATTGATATTTGGTGCTACTGGTATAGATTGTTGTGGCCGTACCGCTTGTCTGATTGGCAAACAAAGGGTATCTAGTGGCGTTGGTTGTTGTATCGTCAGAAATCGTGCTTGACCCACCAGTTGCCGTGCTTGCAATCGTGATTGACCCAGACGCATTGGTGACTGTAATATTGCTGCCAGCCGTAATCGTAGCCAATGTGTAATTAGTACCATTACCAATCAATAACTGGCCATTTGTAGGCGTTGTGCCCAATCCTGTACCGCCGTAGGGAATACCTAATGTGCCTGAACTGATATTTGATGCGCTTAGACTGGTCAAACTAGCCCCAGAACCGCTAAATCCTGTGGCGGTCAATAGTCCTGTGCTAGGGTTAAATTGGTATTTTGTGGAGCTGGTGTACTCGGTTGTAAGGTTTCCAGCCGTTTGGTTAGCGAATAATGGATACCTTGTGCTGTTGGTCGTAGTGTCATCGGTGACTGTCGCGTAAGCCGTAGGCGTTGACCAAGTTGGCGCACCTGTACCGCCTGAAGTCAATACTTGGCCACTTGATCCTGCTGCGCTAATCGCCAACGCACTAGTACCAGAATAAACAATTCCACCAGCAACCGCCGTTAGATTGGCATTTGTACCACCATTCGCCAAAGCCACTTGGCCAACAATATTGCCTGCTTGAACCGACAAAATACTCTTGTTGACGTAAATTTGGCCATTAGAGTTAACATAAGATACTGTACCAATCTTGATGGCGTATCCTGTTGGCGGTATTGTGTTCTGGTAATAACCTGCTGAATAAGGCGATAAATAAAGCGTATCTCCAACTGTATAAGTCCCAGTATTAACCCCTGAAACAACCCCAATAGTGGTCACATAGCCCGCAGTACCTGTCGGAATAGCCTGGTTGGCCAATCCAATCACATTGGCCGTGGTCAGACTATTGGCGATGGCCAAAGCAACAGTTGGGTAAATATAACCGCTTGTAGTGCTTGTAATGTAGACGGGTTGACCAACATTAATTGTCGATCCAGTATTGTTGTAAACCTTTAACTGGATTTCCTGACCAATGTGCAATTCATTATTGGTGACCCCGTTGTAATAGGCCAAAGCATCTTGAGCTTGGTCATAAAACAATTCGCCTTGTGCGTAACTGGGCAAAGATGATTGGGGCGTAAATGTCGCGTAATTAGAAACAGTCGGGTTTGCCAGGCTTGCACCTGTGGCCAAAGCAATCACCGATCCTGATCCTGATGTTGAATAAGACGTACTCCATGCCGAACCAGTCGAACTAGGAATGCCCGCAGCGGGATAAACCATAGGCGCGGTGTTGGTGATCGTCACCGCGGCAGAGCCGTTGTAACTTGTTCCGCTTAGATTTGACCCAATCGTCAGACTAAATAGATTACCGCCCAAAGCCACGCCAGAAATGGTTGAATTGGCCAATTGAGCGTTTGTAATCGTGCCACTCAGCGCAGTAGTCGGAATTGTTGTGGAGGCCGTCATAGCCCCTGTGCCGTTGCCGTAGACGTATCCAGTCAGGCTTGTTGCCCCTGTACCGCCATAACCCACAGTAATCGTAGACGCATTCCAAGTGCCCGCGGTCAGCGTTCCAACACCTGTGATTCCAGTATAAGACCCGCTTACCAGGCTTGATGAAATCGTGCCACTCGTGATTTGACTGGCAGCAATTGCAATGTTTTGCGATGTGGCGCTAGTGATCTGGCCTTGAGCATTAATTACAAACGTAACTGTTTGACTGGCAGACCCATAAGTGGCCGCGGTGACCCCAGTGTTGGTGATGCTGAACGTATTGGATGCTAGTGTTAACCCTGTACCAGCGTAATAAGTTGAATTACCCGAAAACTGCACCCAAGGCATGGCCGTCACGCCGATTGTGCCTGTTTGAGCAGCCGTACAAACCCAGCCAGTATCGGCTTGCCCGCCGTTTAAAAGGACTGTATAAGCGCCTGGCACTTCTGACCATACATCAATATCAACTGCCCTTGTCCAAGCCGTTGCAGACGCTATATAGATGCCGTTTTGTGATGATGTGGACTGGTTTTTGACCAATACTCGATCACCAGACAGAGTTGTGTAGCCATCAATGGTTTGATAACCTGATAGCGTGATGTTCGTTGTTGTTCCTACTTGACACGATGCCTTTGGACCAAGCCCCTGAGCAACAGAATCAACATAGTATTTATTCGCAATATCTGTTGAACTGACAGGCGATGTGGTGATCGTGCCTGTGGTAGTCGTGATATTAGTGAAAACCCCAGTAGACGGACTTGTTGCCCCAATTGTGCTTGAGTCAATCGTGCTATTGGTGATTGTCAGCCCTGATTGAATGGGGCTTATGGGAGCGGTGAAAGGTTGGCCCTGACCGATAAAAGTCTGAAACGTGCCATCAACTGCAAAATACGCCTGTACAGGCAATAGGTTTTGGTCAATGGTTGTGTTAGGGCCAGCCATGATCAGCTTTGATCACCAACCGCGGTCACATAAAGCAATCCAGCCGTTCCGCTATTACTGATTGCAGTCATGTAAAAGGGCGTGGTTGGGGTTGCCAGAATAAGGGGAGAAGTCATACCCGCAGGCAAAACATAATCCCCTGGTGTTCCATCACTCGGAAACGTGGCGGCAGGACATGGCGAATAATTCGCAAATTTCACCGCAATGGGTGACGCGCCGGTGTTTAGGAATGAGCAGTAATTGATCTGATCGTTTGTCTGATCGTCAACCAAAGTGCTTGAATGGGCACTATTGGTGACGCTAAAACAATACGTCTGACCCGCGTTGCGTTGGACTGTTGAACCAGCCATATTTACACCACATTCGCGGGTAAGGGACTGTCTTCAGGCGATTTCACGTTAACCAACAAATTGGCGGCCGTTTGGGTAACCGATCCACCTGTGAGGTTAATCAAGCGAACTGTGATTTGATCGGCCGTGTTGGTGTAAGCATTACCAACCGCAACGCCTGTAACCATTGCCGCATCAACTGTGACATTGATCATGTCTGTGGATTTAACGCCAGGGCATGAAATGGTGACTTCGGTTGTTGTAGTGGAAAAAGTAGTGCTAGGTAGTGTCAATTGAGCAATAGAACTGCTCAACAAATTACCACGGGTAAGTGTAGTTTTGGACATGAGAATTCCTTTAAAACATGATTATTGTATAACAAAATGAAAAAAAGCCACCCCTTTTAAGAGTGGCTTTCTCGTTATTTACTCACAAATTAAGGTAAAAATGTGAGGTCATAGCCGTAAACAAATACGTCACAAGTCGCTGCAATTGTCGTTCCCACGTTGACATACATCGTAGATGGGTTAGAAATAGCGGTTGCGGGATTTGTCGCGGTTGAGGTTGTCACATAAGGACCACCTGTGTTGCTAGTCAAAGCAGCGGTAGTCAATACTGTTGAACCTGTAGCAGCTGGCCCTGTGTAAACACCAACAGTAGCCGTAGCAATAGTGGTTGTTGATCCACTAGAGTTCAAGCCGTTGGTGATTAGCACGCTGACGGGCACAAATTTAGTCACATCAACTACAGTCATGGCTGTATCACCAGCCACGGCCAAGTTAACGGATTGTGCGGATGCAATCAAACGCAAGGCTTGGTTTGTGGCCAAGTTTTGTGGGTGATTGCTGACTGTGGTTGCTGGTCCTGGATTACTCATGTTAGTTTTCCTTTAAGTTAATTAAGCTGCAACACGGCAAGCGAGTTCAGGATAAAGCGGGGCCCAGCCATACAAGACATCCAAACGGGTTGGAATACTGTCATTGTTAATGGTGTATTGGCGAACCACACGCATTGACAAACCGATTTCCTTGTCAGAAGCGCGACCAGCAAAGTGGACACCCTCTGGCAACTCAAGATCAGCGACTGCCAATGTGAACGCATTGCGGTGCATAATGATATTCTGTGGTGAGACAGTACCAGTATTGTTGAAAGGTGTTACTGTTGAAGCAC